CCTATTTATCCTAAGACTACTCCAGCGACATCAAAGTTTAAGAAGTCCTTAGAGATTAAATTTCAAGTTCTGAAAATAATTCCTACAAAAACTCCAGGAACTGTGAATTTGCAGATCGGATATCGACATGATTCAGAAATCATCGATGCTGGCAAAACTTTCAATACTAAACTCAAAGCGCAGCAAGGGGATATAGTAACAGTCACTGTGGATGAAGTAGTTCCTATGAAAGAGAAGGATAAATGGAAGCTAGGATTCGTAGCTCCTGCAGTCCAGGATCTAGAAACAGCATGGAAAAAAGCAGAAGATTTTTCAAGCATAGTGAGACGTGCAGCTCAAAAAGGAGTGCTTCAGGCAAATGAGGAAGTAAGGAGAGATCTAGGAATAAAAAAAGTAGAAGAAGATCTAGTGGAATGGTTAGATCTCACTCCATTTGATAAGCAGAGAGAAGGAGTAGGAGGAGAGTTCGGCAACATAGATTTCGATGTAGGAACTAAAGGAGCTGCTGTTCTCCAGCTTCATATTATGGGGATTGAAGAAGATAAGATTGAAGCTTTAAAAAAGATCTCAAAGAGAGCTCTAGTAGCGAGAATGGATCTTCATAAGCTTGAGAGATTGCTTAAAGATACGATAGGAGAACAAGGAGCTCATTTTGATATAAGACTCCGTCCTTCTGGAGCTGGATATTGGGAGGGTGGCGAGATCATGATAGGAAATATCTCAGGACTCTCAAAGCTAGCAGACTATAAGCAAGGAGATAAACTAAGATTTGCATGGAAGCAATCGAGAGCTGGAGAGACAAAGACAGAAGTTGTGAGAGGACCCTTATCCTGGATGAGTGCTGGAATTAGATCTATAGAAATATTTGCTCCTGGAGAAGTAGGAGCTCTAGCTAAAACATACGGAGCGATGATCATTATAGATAAAATGAAATGGGAGATTTACATCGCTGATAAACATGCTAAAAAGATCCGTTTTAAAGATCGATACCTTACTGGCAACTGGCTCTTTGCTTATGTTCCTATAACTGAAGCAGGAAAAAAAGGAAAGCGTATCTGGATGGCTTCTAAATTAAAAGAAGAGGATTATGAAGAGACTATGAGAGAAGCAGAAAAAGCATTGAAATTTACTTGCTCATGTATAGAGTGTAATCATGTAATGGAAGTTACTGGAAAGCATTGTAGAGATGTGAGATGTCCTAAATGTGGAGGAACAATGCGCAGAATTGAACGTCCTGGAGCTGGAGAGAAAATAATAAAAGAAGAAGTCTATTTTCCTATTTTCAAAGTATCAGAAGATGAGCAGATAGTAGGAGGAGTCGTTTATGAACCTATGAAAGAGGATGCTCAGAAAGACTTTGCAACTGAAGAGGATATTAGAGGAGCTTGTTATTATTATATGGAACATGCTAGACAGTTTAAAATCCAGCATAAAGGAGAATTTATAACTGAGAAGATTAAGATCCTGGAGAACTATATTGCTCCTGCAGATTTTAAAGTAAACAGTGAGAAAGTAAAAAAAGGATCATGGATATTGATTATCAGAGTCCTGGATAAAGATATGTGGAAGGATATAAAGGAAGAAAAGATAACTGGATTCTCTATGGCTGGAATAGCTAGTCGTAGAAAAGTAAAACAAATTAAAACTTGACAAAGGCATTTTTAATTATTATTTTCTAATAGATTTAGGATCTGGTTCTAGAGCGCTTGTCTCGGTGAGTCTGCTCGAATCAGAGCTCACGCAAGAAAGCGATGCTAAGAAGCAGTACTGAGCTTCCTAGTATCGCTTAAGCAAAAGGGATACAGGAAAAACTCAAAGAACTTTTTAATGGAGGTTTGTACTTATGCCTCATAGATTAAGTCGAATTGAGCCTGATGAGATTTCCTTAGTTGATCTTCCAGCTATCAAAAGGAAATTTCTTTTTAAGAAAGCTGCAGATAAAGATAAAGAAGGATTTCTCATCTGCGATTGTGGTCATAAGGAAGCTCTCATAGACTTTTTAAAAAGTGCTAGTGAAGAGTGTCCTAATTGTGGCGAGAGTCTTTTAGATTCTGCTACAAAAATTATTTTCAAAGGAGATCATAGAATGAAAAAACTATCGGAACTTCTTATTGATTTCATCGGGGGAGATGAGCTAGAGGATGAAGATATAGAAAAGTTTGAAAAAGCAGAAAAGAAGATGTCTCCTGAAGCTGTTAAATCGCTCAAAGGAGCGTTAAACATCCTCAAAAAATTCAAAGCGGAATTTCCTGATGATGTCAAGGAAGCGATAAATACACTTGCTAAGTACGCTGCTTATGGATATGGATATCCAGCAAAAAAATCAGATGAAGAAGATGAAGATGTGGAAAAAGCTGGAGCGAAGCTTTCCAAAGCTACAAGAGAACTGATCAGGAGCGTAGTTGATAAATCGAAGATCCTGGAAAAAGCTGTCAAAGCTCTTGAAACTCTTGTAAAGGATGATGCTCAGAAATCTGCTGAAGTTGCTCTCATTGAAGAGAAGATGGATGAACTCACAGAGAAGATCGATAAGCTCTTAAAGAAAAAGAAAACAAAGAAAGGATATCCTAAAGATCTAGAAGAGAAGGAAGAAGAGGAAGAGGAAGAAGAAGAGGAAGCAAAAGAAGCTGAAAAAGAAATTAAGAAACTCCAAAAGAGAATCAAAAATCTAGAAGAGAAAAAAGGAACAAAGAAGAGTCTCAAAGGTCAAGATGAAGATGAGGAAGAAGTTGAAGATGAAGATGAGGAAAAACAGAAAACAAAGAAGAGCAAACCCTGGAGCTTCAACTTAGCAAAAACAGAGAGTGAAGATTAGTCTCGATTAAGAGACAAAAGTTTAATTAAGTCTCATTAGGAGGCAATTTTAAATGAGAACTAACAAATCACTTCTAAAAAAGAAAAGAATCAAGAAAGCTCTTATCTCAATTCCTACACTTACTTTAGATCCTGAAGAAGCAGACCGATTCCTGGATTATGTGATTGATCAATCAGTCCTCAAGAACAATGCTCGAATTATTAAGATGTCAAAACCTGAAAAAAGAATCAGAGCTTTAGGACTCGGAACTGAAAGAGTCCTTTATCCAGCAGCAGCTTTTGACAGCGCTAAGTACAAAAAGACATTCATTCAGAATACTATTACTCTCACTTCAACGAAATTCAGAGGCTGTGTAGTCATCTTTGATGATGACTTAGAAGATATCCAATCTATAGAATCTGATCGAGAATTCACAGATCATATAATGAGAATGGTCACTGCTGATATAGCTAATCAGCTAGCTGAATGTTACTGGATTGGAGATAAACATGCACTTGGAGGATTTGCTGCTGATGATATTCGCTCTAAACTGGATGGATGGCGCTATATCATAACTCATTCTGGAGTAGGACAGGAATATGAGAATGATGTTACAGGGAGCGCTCATCTCCTGGATGCTACTGCAGACTTCACTTTTGCAGGAAAAATAGCAGAACAAAAAGGAACAGCTCCTTATAATTGGGAGTTCAAATTCTCAAAAGCAAAGAAGACTCTTCCTTCAATCTATAAATCAAAAGGTGGAATGGCAGCGCTCAGATTCATTCAGTCAGATCAAGTAGTCGATGATTATATTGATGCACTAGCAGCGAGATCCACAATCTTAGGAGATCAAGCTATACTCGGAGCAGAGAAAGGATTGAAATTCGGTCAAGTTCCTCTAGTTCCTATACCATTAATGCCTGTTACTCTTAATGCAGCAGGAAAAATCGGAGCAGGAAATTATACTGATTGTGCTCTCACTCATTTTCAGAATTTCATCGTAGGATTGCAGAGAGAAATCAAACTTGAGACAGAGCGTCAAGCAGCAGATGAAGCTAATTATTTCTTCTATTCCGTAAGAACATGCGTCACGATGGAAAACGTCAACGCTGTAGTTCTGATTCATAAACTCACATTAGGATAATTATGAGCGAAGCTTTTCTCATTACGAATTTTGGAAATAGTCGAATAGCGCCTACATATCAAGGAAACATGACTCTCTCTGCTGGATTCTCATTCCATTCAAAGGATTTGAAGCTAGTAGAAGAATTGGGTTCGCTTCCTCACATAGAAACTAAAAGCTTAGGAGATATTGATTCAATGAGTATTCAGCAGTTAAGGAAGCTTGC